AGGGAAAAATATAAATTGCCATTAGGTGAAGTATTGGAAAAGAAAAGGAACTATAACAATAGTAGTGGTTGGAAGTATAAATTAATAATAAAAAAAGAGGTATAAGATGTCAGAAGAAAAGAAATTTGAACAAAAAGAAAAAAGTGGTGCTTTGTGGGTTGATAACAATGCACAAATTTTACGCAAAGGCTCTATGTTATGGAAATTTGCTGATGAAAATAGTCACAAAGAAGAAAAAAGATATTTCTCACTTGTTGAAAGCGAAAATAATCTAGGTCAAAAAAAATTAGAACTTTTAATGTCAGTAGGATTAGTTTTTGTTAATGATAAAAAGTTTTCAGAAGATAGCCCTGATATCAGTGGAAATGTAACAATTGATAATAAGGTCTATAAGTTTTATGGACGTAAGAAAGAAGCAAAAGACGGACTACCCTTTACTTCATGTCAATTAGTAGAAAAAGATGATGAGATTTTTGTTAAAGAACAAGAAGAGAAATTGCCTTTTTAGAATATGTCAAAAAGAATTCTTGATGCAAAGCATCTGATGTTAGTTAGAACCTTGCCTTGCTTTATTAGGTCGGCAGGGTTTTACAGCCACTCAGAGGTCGTACAAGCTCATCATTTATTAAAGCCTAACAAAGGGTTTAAAGATACAAATAAACGCATGGGAGTGAAAGCTGATGACTCTGACGTGATACCTTTGTGTTATTACCACCACTCATTACTGCATACTAAATTCGGCACGGAAGAAAAATTCTTTAAACACTATGGAATGAGTTCTGATGCAGGTCAGAAATATGCAAAGCAATTATATGCAGGTAATCAGAACTGGATAGATGACACAGATAGTGATTTGCCCTTCTAAAAATAATTTGTTTATTTTGTCTAGGAGGGTTGTATTTGTAACCCATGTTGTTATAATAACTACATGAACGACAAACTGAAATTTAAAAAAGGAAAAAAAATGAATATTGAAATTGATACAACTAAAAGCACAGACGAAATGATTGCACAAGTACTACCTACTTTATTAGACGCAATCAAAGAGAAAGCATATGTAAATGGTTACAAAGCAAGTGATACAGAAGCACTTGGTTTAGTAGTCAGTAAGTTCACTAAGTGGGACTTGGGTGCAATCCTTAACGTAACATCAGAAGCATTAGAAGATGCTAACTTTGATGATGTTGCTACACAAATAGACAGACTAGCGTAAGGATAAATAATGAAATACGAACTATGGGTATATTTAGAAGCAGGTGATTTTTGGTGGAAACATTTGACCAGCAAAGACAAAGAACTAGTAGAGATCAAAAAAAACAAACTTGTGTCACAAGGACATAAAGTAAAAGAAAGCATTAATTACATAGGAGTAAATTAATATGGCACTAATAGATGCAAAACAATTGTCCAGTTTAAGAAAAGAATATGGAGTATCGCAAACTGAATTAGCTGATTATCTTGGATATGTAGTTAATGGAAAACCAAACAGAAGCATGATTGCTAGGTTTGAAAATGGATACGCAAAAATAAATCCAAGAATAAGTAAACTTATAGAAAACTTTTTTATGAGTCACAATGTATGTGAAGAGGATGTTGAGTAATGACAAATCTAATTAATGTGGTGGTCATAGACCCAGTGAATCAAGAGGTAAGATGGGAATCAATCAACAACAATGGAGACCCTAAAGAATTTGCTGATGTAATGGGTTGCAATGCTATGGATTCTGTAAATATGGGTGAAGGCGTAATTATGTATGTTGATGATAATGGTTTGCTTTACGAAGAAAATAGATATTTTTCTTTTGAAACAGAAGAACAATCACAATCATTTGCAGGTGTTTGTATTTTAGCTATATGCGATAACATGGGAAATACACTTTCTTTTGACAGAGATATTGGGGAAGTGAGAGAGTTAGTCAAATGGAAACCTGAAGGATACAAAGAAGAACCTTTTATGGCTTTCGTTCCTTTAGATGATAATTTGATTCACTAACATGAATATAGAAAAATTATTAAAAGATAAACTTGCTAAAAATGGAATTAATCAGAAATGGATGAATGAGCATTTGATCATTGATACTATTACTGATGATGATATTAATGAAATAGGAAGAGAAAGAGGTTTGCACCCTGATGATGATAGGGATGCGATTATTAATATAATAGAGGAATCAGAAAATGATTAAATTTTTAAAAAAACTTGATAAAAAATTAGAGATAACTTGGAGAGATACTGCATTTGCCATAATTAATTTATTTAACACTGAAAAAAAAGTGGATGATATTGATTGGCTTCATATGAGTGAAAACATAAAGCAGGATAAGAATAAGAAATGAGCAATGTAGTAAATTTAGATTCTTACAGGATTTCTAAGATCAGAACAAAATCTGACTACAATGAAGGACTAGATATTTTAGACAAACAGATAAATTTGTTGTATAAAAAATCAGTACTAAGCTATAAATCATACAAAGAACTTAAAGCTAGGCTTAAAGATATTGTTAAGGGGGATGAATAAATGAGTGCATTAGAAGAATTTAATTATGATGAAGAAGCCAACTATCAGGTAAATTTTGATAGATGGTATACAGCAACATGCATTGAAAGAGAGTTATATAAAGAAGAAAAAATGACTTTTGACGAAGCTGAAATTACATTTAGAAAAATGTGGGGTTTTAAACAGTTAAAAGAAAAAGTATTTATTAATTAGAGGATATATATTATGTTGAAATGGTTTAATAAAACAGATGTTAGTTTTCTTTTAAGAACAGTTAGATTTTATTATAAAAATAAAAAATTGTCAGAAAGGGAAAGAAGAAAGTTTGAAAGCATTGCACAAAAATTAATTCAGGATGAAAGTGAAGATATATTTTTAGGTTTATATGAATCTGTTAAAAGAGCAAAAGAAACAAGTGAACTAAAAAATATAGATATACACTAAGATTGTTTTTTTTCAGAAGTGTACATAATATTTAGTCCAGCTAAAGTGCATAAACGATTTTTTTCGTCTTTGCCTTTAGCAGTTAAAATATAATTATTAACACTTTGCAAAGAACTATCTACTTTTAGATAACCTTCAGTCACAAGACTGGTTAATAGATCGCTAGGTATTTCATCACCAAACATTACAGTCAGTATTGCGCCTAGTCTTTTGGTTTGTGTTTTGCTTAGTGCCATTTTTTTTAGCCTTAAAAATTTTATCCCAGTTATTTTTATATTTTTTTATATCTTCAGGTCTTCTTTTTGAGCCTTTAGACATTATTCCAATCTAACCCTGCAAACAATAGTGCTTCTGCTTCTCTTCTTCTAATTAATCCATCTAGCACTTTACCACCTGCTTTATTCCATCTCTTAATTTGTGCAGGGACATCTTCGTATTCACCTTTGTTAAGAACCTTGAGCATTGTAGAAGCTCTTAAATTAGATGGTCCTAAGTTAAACGTCCAAGAAACTAAAGCATCAAACTGATGTTGGCTAAGTGGCATTTCACTTGCTTCTAGTACAAACTCTTCAAACTCTGCAATATCTTTAAGTAAAAGTTCTTCAGCACCCTCTTGGGTTATCGTCATACCCATCTCAACAAGTTTAGTGCTTCCATATCCGATTGTCGGAACTCCTGCTGCACATTTGTAACTTTCTAATCTGCACCCTTCAAACTTCTTAATAAGTGCTATTCCTTCTATTGATATCTTCATATTAATCTTCTCCCCATGTTCCATCTTCCAAGATTTTTCCTGTTTTAGTTCCACCCCAGTATTCAACTGCGTGTTTTTCTTGGATAAGTATTTTGCAAATATCTTTTTTATCTTCTGTATAAGGTATGCCAAGTATCCTTCCATATTTACCTTTGCCTAATGACTGTATTTTAAATGAGCCTACGCACAGCTCTATGAGTCTTTTTTTTGCTTTTAATCCTAATGCTTTTTCTTCTAAATTTCGTGTGCGTGATTCAGGAGTGTCTATACCTGCTAATCTCACGCGTTGTTTGTGAAGCTTCACTGCGAAGCCCAAATCTAAAGTCACGTCTATGGTGTCTCCATCTATTACCCTTTCAAGTATAGCGTTGTATACAAATGGTGTGACTGATTCAGACATAGCTATTTTTGTTTAGCTTTGCCAATATTTAATGCTGCAATCTCTAGAATCTTATATAGCTTTCCAATCATTGCGTCATCTTTTGGTGTTGGTGTAAGACTTGTGATGATACTTGCTGCTGCAATAACACCTGTGACTATACCCAACCATTCTCCTATCATTCCCATATTAAACTCCTATAATAATGAATGAAACTAAAGTCTATCAAATTATTTGTTATCTGACACCTTTTCTGCAGTATCTTTTTCTTCATCATACTCACGATAAAATTTAATTATTGACAAAGTATCTCTCAAATATCTTTTGATCTCTGCCATGTTCATGGATAGATTTTCGTATTCTTTGCTAGTCAAAGTGTAATAAGCAGTAGCAGGTGCAGAGCCATCTTCATAAGAAGCTAGGTATTCATTCATTAACATAGGGGTTAATATTTCCCAGTCTATATCTACCATTCCTAATTCTAGGGGGAGGGGTGGATGGTACATAGGAACTGGCTCTGCGATTGTTACAACCTTAACTGGTTGTGCTGTTGGTATCATTGAACAATTAGTTATCACTAAAAGACATGAAATACATAATATGGTTTTGTAATTATTCATCAAACTGTCTTGGGTCTGTTAGAGCTATTAATTCTTCTTTGACTTTTTTTGTACCCTTGTTCACAATGTTTTCTATTAACTTAGGTTTCTTCAGTGCTAAATTATCTAAATCATGTTTTGCAAAGGTTGTTCGTAATTTGTTTACTTCTCTTACTGCTTCCTGTTTGTCTTTTTCTAATGATTGGATTTGCTTTTGTGCCTTTGCCTGATTCGCAAGATAGGATTTT